CTTGGGTAATTCTATTCCATTTGATTTTATGACAGTTGATAACTATGAGATGATATTAGATGGCTCATTCAACAATGAATCATTTTTCAATATCTATTATGATTTATACAGTAAGGTTGGTTTAATACATGGTAAAAGGGTTGGAAACAACATAAACAAGCAAGTGAAAGAGTTTACTTTTAATACATTTTTATCGGTGTTTGAAAAAGACTTATTAAATTGGTTATTTCAGAATGCTGGTGATAGAGTTACTACTGTAAGAAAGTCTTATTTAGACAATCTAAAGCAATTAATTTCTGTTGGAATAGAAGAAGGCAAAGGTATTAGCCAGATAGCAACAGAGATGACTAAAAGAGTTAATCAACGTGGTTTTTATAGATGGCAATCATTAAGAATTGCGAGAACTGAAACAACGGCAGCAGCTAATTATGCAAGTTCAATTGCTGGTTCAGTTAGTGGAATTGTGTTAGAGAAAGTTTGGATTAGTGCTGCTGATAATAGAACAAGACGACCGCCAAAGTCAGAATTTAACCACATGGTGATGAATGGATCAAAAGTTGGTGAAAAAGAGTTCTTCAAAGTTCCATTTGGTGGAGGAATTGAAAAGGTTTTATTTCCTGGTGATCCAAAGAATGGAAGTGCTGGAAACGTTATTAATTGCCGATGCAATGCAGCTTTAGTAGCGAAAAGAGATAAGGATGGAAGGATAATGCGAGTATAAAAAAACCCATCAAAACGAAGAAGAATTGATGGGAAAACTAAAAACTAAATTATGAAAATCTCGAAAGATGAGTAAATATACAAAATAATATTATATCTATTATAAAAATATTCTATTATTATCAACTTTATTATAAATTTTATTTATATTTGTACTCATGGATGCAATTAATTTCAAACAAACATCATTCGATATAAAAGATTTGGACGAATCTAAAGGGGTTGTGGTGGCTTATGCCAATGCTTATGACTTTAAAGATTCTGATGGAGATATATCAGCACAAGGAAGTTTTAACAAAACAGTTAAAGAGAATTATAAACGGATAAGGGTATTAAAAGACCATAATCCAAGAGTTTCTTTAGGTGTGCCATTAAAGATAGATACATCTGATACTTATGGTTTATTAACCACAACTAAATTTAATTTAGCTAAAGAAGTATCAAGAGATATGCTTTCTGATATCAAATTAATGCACGAGAACGGATTAAATGCCGAATTGAGCATTGGATATAATATTATGTCCAGAGATGGTAAAAACAAGTCTATTATCAATGAATATAAGTTGATGGAGTATTCGTTTTTGTCAAGTTGGGCAGCAAATGAATTGAGTACAGTTCAAGACATAAAGAATATAAAAGGATGTTACGGAATTTTAGAGTTAATAGAGAAATCTTATAATTTAGATTATTCTGATCCACGATTAAAGCAAATAGAAACAGTATTAAAAGCACTTTCTGATAAAGAGCCGTTAGACACAATTAACACTACTAAAGATGAGCCGTTTTATAATGCAGAGTTAGTAAACACAATTAATAATTTTATCAAAACCATATAAAATGGAATTAAAAGAAGTACAAGATGCATTGTCTAACGTAAAAAATGAGTTAGCAAATAAGACATCACAAGAGATTAAATCTGAAATCAATGCAATCGAATTAAAATTCAATGATGTATTGAAAAATTCAGTAAAAGAAGTAAAAGATGCTTTAGAAGCTGATTTAAAAGCGGTTCAAGACCATGCAGATAAATTAGATGTAAAGTTACAAGAAAAAGAATTACAAGCAAAGAAAGCGGAAAACGTTGATGGTATTCAAGTTGCTTTGAAAGAAAACTTTGAAGCAATTCAGAATGTAAAGAAAGGTCAAGCAGTAGAGATTAAAGCAGTAGCTGATATGAGTACTGCTAATCTTACTGGTGATGAACCAAAAGATTACAACTTTGACATCGTTAAATTTCCATCACAAAAAGTTAATGTTTCTGACATCGTTGGAACTGTTAATATTTCTGGAGGAACTTATACTTATACAGTTGAAGGTGCTGGAGAAGGTTCTATCGGAGCGCAAACAGAAGGAGCAACAAAAAATCAAAGAGATTACGACTTTACTGCGATTGATGTAACAACAGACTTTATTGCTGGTTTTGCTCGTTATAGCAAGAAAATGAGAAATAACCTTTCTTATATTACATCATCTATTCCAATGTTATTGAGAAGAGATTACTTTAAAGCGGAAAATTCTGCATTTAATACTATATTAGAAGCTGGAGCAACTGCATCAACAGAAGTAATTACCGGTTCATCTAAATCTAAAATGCTTATCAATGAGATTGGTAAATTAGAAGATTTAGACTATGACACAAACGGAATAGTTGTAAGACCATCTGATTATTTAGATATCTTAAAAACTGCTAAACAAGACTTGGAATCTGCCGTAACTTATGAAGGTGGAGTGTTAAGAGTTGCTGGAGTTCAAGTGTTAAAAGCTACTTGGGTAACTGCTAACAAATACTTTGTTGGTGATTGGTCAAGAGTTAATAAGATTAATACTGAAGGTTTATCTTTAGAGTTTTCAGAATCTGAAGGAACAAACTTTGTTAAGAATATGATTACTGCTCGTATAGAGAGCCAAACTAACTTGGTGGTTGAACAACCATTAGCAGTTGTGTTAGGTGATTTTACTGCGGTATAATCCTTATATCTTTAAAATTAGAATCCCTTATCTTAATTGATGAGGGATTTTTTTATTATATTTGTATAAATAAAATTTATTAAGATGATTCAAGTAATAAAGAATTTCTATAAAAATTCAGATAAGAAATCTTACGTTGTTGGTGATAAAGTAAGCTTTACCAAAGCAGAAGAAACAAGTTTAATCAGAAATGGTTTTGCGAAAGTGATAACTAAAAGTAAGAAATAATGGCGTTTTTAGATGTAATAACATTAGCAGAAGCTAAAAATTATCTACGTATAGACGAGGATTTAACAGAGGATGATGTTAGACTATCATCAATGATTAAAACTGCGTTACATACGATAGAATGGCGAACCAATGTATTATTATACTCCAGGAATAAAGAGTATTTAGTACAAGATTATTGCGTGAGTGTTTATGATTATCCAATTAATAGTTTGGTATCTCCAACAGATGCAGATGCAGAAGAAAAGACATTATACACTAATTATTATGTTGGATCAGCATCGGATAAAAAGGTTACTTTAAATGTTGGTTATGATTTACCAGAGGATGTGCCAAGTATATTTATTGAATGTGCTTTGGAATACATAAAGTATTTGTATTATGATTCTGAAAATAACAATGGTAAATCTAACGAAATACCTTTGTATATTGAGAATATGATAAACCAAGAAAAAAGGTTTATATTGTAGTATGAGGGCAAGAAAGTATAACAAAAAAATAGAGATATGGCAAACAACAACAGTAATCGATGGTTATGGTGGAGGAGGTGTGCAATCTACTAAATTAGCATCTGTTTGGTGTGAATTCATAACTTTAGACGCATTAATTCGAACAACTGATATTGGTCAAACAGATACTAATAATAAACTAATTATAAAGGTTAGAAAGACACCTACAATAGATTATACCAGTAAAAACACATTCTTTGTTTATAGGAATGTTAGTTACAATATTCAAGGAACACCAATTAATATTGGTTTTGAAGATAGAGAATTACAATTAACTTTAGTTGGTTATAATAATGCCTAAAAAGGTTATCAAAAATATTGATAAGGTTATAAAAGAATTGCAGAAATTCGGTGCAGAAGCAGATGTGGTTGTAGACCAAGTTACAGAAGCAGCATCAAAAGATATAATGTTAGATGCACGTAAATTAGCACCTAAAGATACTGGAGGTTTATCTGGAAGCATTTACCAAGAAGAGGTTAGTAAAAACAGATATAAAATTTGGAGTGCAAAACCTTATGCAGCTTACATGGAATTTGGAACTGGTTCAAAAGTTGAAGTACCAAAAGAAATGCAAGATGTAGCTAATGAATTTAGGGGTAGAAGCAAAGGTAGTTTTGAGGATGGTGTACAAGCGATTGAAGATTGGTTAAGTAGAAATGGAGGTGATCCAAAAGATGCAAAGTTTATCTTATTTCGAATATTAAAAAGAGGATTAACTCCACAACCATTTTTATACCCAGCATTTGTAAAGGGTAGAAAAACATATTTACAAGATTTGAAAGATGAGTTAAAAGTATTAACTGAAAAATATAACAAATGATTAAGACATTACCAGATAAATGGATTAGAAAAGCCATTTTTGATGTGATTAATAATATTAGTGTAGTTGATGAGATGAGTGGCGATGTGTTAGTTGTGAAATGCTATGATTCACGAGTTATGGCAGATAATGATGTTACGCAATATGTTTTAATGACAACTCAAACGAATACAGTTGATAAAAGCACTAAATGTGGGAATCGATGGGAAAGTAGTATTTTATTAGACATTGTAACAACGTTTAACGGTGCTGGGAATTATGGAAGTAGATTATTAGCAGATAATATTTTAGATAAAGTACGAGCATTAACAGATAGCTTAACGTTAGATGTTGCGAGTGGTTTGGAGGTGGTTTATCAAAGCCAAGACTTTCCGAATGATTTGGTCACAGTAACCTCAACAGAAAATATTTATAGGAAGTTTATGAGGATTGAACTTTTGATAGATTAAAAAATAGTCTTTCCTATTAGTCAGTCTTACCACAATTTTTAGGTTCATGAAAAAATGATTCCTCGAAAAATCAATAACGGAACTCCTAATTGAATACATTTGTACATTGTGAGATAGCAACCTTGCCGACAAGCAAAGATTTTTAATGTTCCATTTAATATTTTTGTCAAGACAAATCTACAACCAAAATTCATTAAAAACAAGTGTATAAAAAAATATTATTGTAGATTCTTTTATTATAGATTTAATTTATTATATTTGTCTATTATTAATAATATAAAATATTTAAAATGAGTACATTTATAAAAGGAGATGTTGTAGTTCTATCCATTTGGAATGGTGTTGATGCTTACGAGCCATTAGCTTGTCTTACATCAAACACATTATCAGAAACTACAAACATTATTGAAAGTCAAACAAAATGCGAACCAGGACAGATTATAAAGGATGCTGGAAGTTATTCTTATGAATTATCTGCTGAAGGGCAATGCATCGATACAACATCTGTTGGTGGTGAAACTGCTAAAGTATCTTATGATAAATTAAGAGGTTTACAAGGTGCTTTACAAGATTGGAAAATGACAACTGGAATTGCAGATACTGCGGCTTACTATGGTTCAGCAATTATTTCTGATTTAGAACAATCTGCGGAAGCTGGAGATACTTTACTTACATTCTCTGCATCATTTAGTGGAAGTGGTTTAATCGTAACAGTTGATCCAAATATTTAATAGATGATACAAGAACTAAAACTAAAATTAGGAGGAGAAGAAAGAATTTTTACATTCGGAATAATATTCTTGGGTAATGTATTGGAAAGATTAGATTTTGATTATAATGAATTATTGATTAAATCATCAAAAAATCCTTTCAAATATGCACCAATATTAATGTACGAAAGTTTAAAGAATACGGCTGAAAGAGATGGTAAAAATACTAATTTCACAGAGCGTGATTTGATTGGATGGTTGGAATCAGAAGAAACTATGGGAGCGGATAAGATTGTACAATTTATACAAGCTTTTATGGGAACAAATGAGAATAAAACACCAATTGAGGAATCTGGAGAAATAGTTGACGATAATTCTCTAAAAAAAAAATAGATTGGTATAAAGATGTTGTATCAATTTGTCTTGGTGAATTAGAGATAAAATCTTATGATTATTTGTATAAAATGACGATGGCTGAATTTAATATTCGGCTTTTCGCATTTAAAAGAATGAAAAGAGATGAAGAGTTATTATTTCGTGAAGTTGGTTATTCTGCGTTGATTGGAAGTCATTTAGATCCAAAGAAAATGCCTAAAACGAAGCAGAAATATTGGTCTATTGGAGTTGAGAATAGAATAGATAAAGAACAGTTAGAGCATAATAAAAAGGTTATGTTGGAGGCTTACAAAAAATATAACAATGGCAGAAGTTAAAGTAGAGATTGGTGCAGAAATTAAAGAACTACAAAGCAAATTAAATACTGCATCGAAAGATTTAAAGAACTTTGAGGCAAAAGGTGCTAAAAATTTAAACAAATTTAGCAAATCTACCAAACAAGCTAGTAAGAGTTTAGGAGGTTTACAAAAGGGAGCAGCGAACGGATCATCTGCCATGACTGCTTTCAGTAGAACAGTCCAAGATGCACCATTTGGAATAATGGGTGTTTCAAACAACATTACCAATTTAACAGAACAATTTGGATATTTAAAGAATAAAACTGGTTCTGCTGGAGGTGCTTTAAAGTTAATGCTAAAGGATTTAAAAGGTTTTGGAGGAATTACATTAGCGATATCTTTAGCAACATCTTTAATGCTTGTTTTTGGTGATAAATTATTTAAGACTAAAGATGCTACAAAGGCATTACGAGAAGAACAAGAGAAACTAACAAAGAGTTTAGATGATTATGTTTTCGGATTGGAAGCAGTTGCACAAGCAAAGATAAAAGGACAACAAAAAGCACAAAAAGAACTTTTTACTTTACGAATATTAAAGGAAACGATTGAAAATACTGCTAAATCTGATGGTGTTAGAAAGGCAGCTTTAGATAAGTTGAGAAAGATTTATCCAAGTTATTTAAAGAATTTAACCGATGAAAAAGCATTAGGAGGAGGTTTAAAGACTGTTTACGATGAATTAACAACATCTATATTAAAGAGAGCAAAAGCAACCGCAGCATCTAATTTAATTATTAAAAACAGTGAAACTCTTTTAGGACTTGAAAGTAAAAATAGTGCTTTACAAGATGAAATAGCTAATAAGGAACTAAAGTATGGTAAAATTACTTTAAAAAATGGTAAAAAAGTAACAAATTTAAAAGGTAAAGAAGCAATTGCTTATGCTAAAATTAATCCATTACTTGAAAAACAAAAAGAATTATTAGGTCAAATACAGACATTACAATTAACCAACATTGATTTAGAACAAGGAATTGATGTAAGTTTAGGAATTGTTCCAACGGTTACTGTAACAGATGAGGATAAAAATAGATTTGCTAAAAAAATAGGTGATGCATTTTCAACTATTGGAATTACAGATGTAGCATTTCCAGGAGTTCCAATATTAGCGAATACAGTTAAAGCATTTGATGCTGATGCTGCTATATTGCAAATGAAATTAGATTCATTGACTGAAAGATGGAAGCAAGGAATGGAAAAATTAACAGAAGCAAATTTAGCAAGTGGTTTCGCACAATCATTAGGAGAGGCAATTGGAAAAGGTGGAGATGTAATGGCTAATTTAGGACAATCATTAATAAGAGGACTTGGCGGTTTCTTATCTGAAATGGGTGGTTTATTAATCAAATATGGAACTTTAGCAGTATTAAAAGGAAAGTTAGATTTAGCAATATTAACTGGAGGTCCGGTTGCAATTGGTGCTGGTATTGCTGCTATTGCCGTAGGTACTGCGTTAGTTGCTGCGGGTGCAGCTTTAGGTAGTTTGTCAAGTGGTGGAGGTTCAAACGCAGAAAGTGGTGGAGGTTCTTCATCATTTAGTGGTGGTTCTTCATCATCATTCGGAAGTAGTGGTGGCAATGGAGGTGGAACAGTCGTTTTCGAAATTGCTGGAACAAAATTAGTTGGAGTGTTATCAAATACACTAAAAAGAAATAGAAATTTAGGAGGAACAATATCATTAAATTAATATGGCATTAAAATATTATTTTGAATTTACGGATGTTAAAGAAATATTACATCGTTGTGAGATATACAAGGATGATTTTGTAGGTGATGCAATAGAAATACAAGGTTCTTTAGCATTAACAAAGGCATCAACAGAAGATACGTTAGAAGCGATTAGAGGAGGAGGATTAAAAATAGATTTAGAAGCTACAAATTTACTATCTTTCGATGATTTATATTCTGAAAATGAAAGGGTGTTTTCTGTAAAATACATTAGAAATACATCTGTTTTATTATTTCATGGTTGGCTTTCTCCAGAGGGTTTGGTTGAAAGTTTTGTTAATGATACTTGGATAATATCTTTAGATTGTACAGATGGTTTAGGGTTCTTAAAAAACCTATCTTACGTTGAGAATAATGGTGTTCCATTCAGCGGAAAGCAATCAGCTTTAGAAATAATTACAAACTGTTTAAAGCGAACAAATTTAGAACAGAATATCTTCACGAGTTTAAATATATTTCACGAAAATATGCTTTTAACCGAGAATGTTTTAGTAGAAACTTATTTCAATTCAAATAGATTTGTCAAAGATGATGATAAAACATTTATGAATTGTGATGAGGTGTTACGTTCTGTTTTAGAGTTATTTGGAGCGTGTATAACGCAATATCAAGGAGCTTGGTATATCTATAAACCTAACGAGATAGTTAATAGTACAAGTCTTTCGTTCTTTGCTTATGATAGTGATGGAATTGCTAAAGTAGTTCCAAAAGTAACCATTAATTTTGCAGAAGATTTAGGTAGTCAAATAAACGATTTTTATCCACATCACGTAAACGCAAACCAGCAATTAACAATAGATTCATCAATTGGTGCTTATCGGATCAATTATAAATATGGTTTAGTAAGAAATTTATTTAATAACATTTATTTAGAAAGTAATACAACTCCACCAAATTTTTATATAGATGATTGGAATATATTAGATTTTACTTATATAGATTTTCCATTAGATAATGTAGGTGTTTTATTTGATTCCGTTTCAAGTGGTGGTTCTGTTCAAGAAGTTATTTCTTCGGATTCTTTTTCAGTTGATGAAGGTAATGTGTTAAATGTTTATTTAGAGTTTTCACCTTATAGCTACACAAACAATGGTACAGTAGCTTTACCTATTAAAATAAAATTACAAGATAATTCAAGTAGTGATGTATATTATTAAGATAGCAATTTTAATTGGCGAAAAAATTCTGATGTAAATATACAATACACCCATTCAATACAACAGTTAGATAGTGTTTTTGCTTATGAAATAAAAACACCAGGTTTACCAGTAAATGGAGATGTTTCTTTAATTGTTGGTAAAAGTATA